CGAGGATGCAACCGAGCGCGTGGTGGATCACTTGGCGAAGGTCATCGCGCCTGGGCTGCCGTTGCCAGAGTTCCCGAAGGCGTGACCTTCCAGCGACCCTGCTTGGACTGCGGCGTGCTGACGATGGTTGGCAACCGATGCCAGACGCATCGAGCTGCGGCGCAGAGCCGGTGGAAGGAAGGCAGACCCAACCCATACCTTGACCCCGCGTGGAAGAAGTTGAGCAGCCAGATCAGAAGCAAGCGTCCGTGGTGTGAAGTCTGCGGCAAGACCAGCGACCTGACCGTGGACCACCTTGACCCGCTTAGCAAGGGCGGTCCGCTACTAGCGCCAGAGCATCGGCTTCGGGTAGTATGCAGAACGTGCCACGGTCGATTGACCAAGCACAAGTAGGACAGGAGGAGAGGACAATGAGCCGCATCGCGTGGTACTCAAACGCTTGCCACATCCCTTCGGGCTATGGGATGCAGACCGCGCAGGTCGTTCATCAGATGATTCAGGACGGACACGAGGTTATGGTCACTGCCAATCACGGAGCGAGCGTGATGATGAACTGCTCACACGGTCACCCCATCTTCCCTGAAGGCTTGATCCGCTATTCGCTAGACGCAGCGCCTGAGAACATCAAGGCGTGGATCGGAGACCAACCAGGATGGGGCTGTTTGCTCTTCGACCTCTGGCCTCTGAATGGCGTTGAGGCGTTCAAGGAGTTGAACCTCGCCTGCTGGACACCCATTGACCACGACCCAGTGCCGCCCGGCGTTGCCAAGTTCGCACTGGAAGGGAAGCACCACGTCATTGCGATGAGCCGTTTCGGTGAGGACAGACTCCTGAAGGCTGGCGTGCCAAGAGAGGAACTGACCTACATCCCGCACGCCATTGACCTGAGCATCTTCTACGACCGAGGCAAGGGCGCACGAGCAGCAATGGGAATCCCAGAGGACGCCTATCTCGTCGTGACAAACGCAGCCAACCGAGGGCGCATCCCAGTTCGCAAGGCGTTCGGTGAGATGGCTGACGCAATGGCAACCTTTATGCGTGACCGACCTGACGTCTATTGGATGATCCACACCGAGCCGAACGGACACAGCGAGGGCGTAAACATCCCGCGACTGATCGCGCACTTGGGCATTGACCCTCAGCGCGTGCGCTATCCACATCCAGTCCACTTCCGCAACGGCATCCCGCAGGACGCCATCGCACAGATGTATTCAGCTGCTGACGTGCAGCTGCTCACCTCGATGGGCGAAGGCTTCGGCATCCCTGCCGTGGAGAGCCAAGCCTGCGGCACGCCGGTGATCGTCTCTGACTTCAGCGCGCAGCCTGAGTTGATCGGGCCGCACAGCAAGGCAGTGCCGGTACAGCGCGTGTGGGACGAGTTCCAAGTTTCCTTCTTCGCGATCCCGAACGTGCCTGCCATCGTCACTGCGCTGCAGGAAGTTTACGAAGAGACGAAGGGGGGGCGGGTAGATAGGGGGGAGGTCTCCGCTGCGATGGAACGCTACGACCAGGTGAAGGTCTACGCCGCTGACTGGAAGCCGCTCATCGAGTTGATGACGGCGCGCAAGAAGCCGAGCGCAGCACCGATGCCAGCACCGACCTTGAACCGCGCGCAGCGCCGCGCATCCAAGACAAAGTAGAACGTCTGTCCTAATACGGGGGGGTTCAATAATCTAAATTCACGAGGGGGTACGGTACCCAGCGCCGAGTGCTGCGCAGGCGCAGGCAGGTTAGGCTAGGGGGGATTTATGTCAGGACCAGCACGCACGCCAAATGAAATAAAAGCAAAGCGCGGGACGCTGAAGCCGTCTCGTGCTGTTGTTGTTCAGCTCACAAATAGTTTGCCGCGTGCGTCCGAACTGGGCGTGCCGGACGGTTTGGGTCCGATCGCAACCGAGGCGTGGCACCGCATCGTGGAATACGCAGGCGCGTGGATCGCCGTATCCGACCGCGACGCGCTCACGCTGCTCGTCAAAGATATTGAGCATCTAGCCACGCTTGAGGCGCGGCTCTCCGTAGACGGTCCGATCCTCTACACCGACAAGGGTTATGCTTACGCACATCCCGCCGCAGGGATGAGGACAAGCACTGGGGAGAGTATTAGGAAATGGATGAATCACCTCGGACTGACTCCAGCCGACCGAGCCAAGCTAGGGATCGCAATGGTGGAGAGCCAGTCCAAGATCGACAAGTACCGCGATCGGATGCAACAGAAGGGTGGCCACCGCGCTGGCTGACCCCTGTCGCTTCGGCTGACCTCAGCCGTAGTTTGGGTGACATCGTTGCTGACTTTGCAGAGGACCTTGTACCCATTGCTAAAGACTCAATCGCTGGCGCCTCAGGTGAGCCGCTTCAGTTCAGGGTATGGCAGAGGCGCCTCCTTCGGAGGATGCTCGCACGCAAGGAAGACCAGACCTTCACGCACCGCTTCTTCCTGACTGGCATTGCTCGTAAGAACGGCAAGACCGCACTCGCCTCTACCCTTCCGCTCTTTTTTGGACTGTATGGCGATCGGGGTGGTGAAATCTACTCGGCTGCTGCCGACCGCGATCAGGCGAAGCTCGTGATGAGCCACGCACGCCGAGCGGTTGAGATGAGTCCCGAACTAGGCGATCAGATCAAACTCTTCCGCGACGCGATGGAGTTCAAGGGAACTGGAACGATCTACAAGGCGTTGTCTTCGGAGGCATTCACGAAGGAGGGCTTGAGCGCCTCGCTGGTCATCGCTGACGAGTTGGCGGCGTGGCCGTCTCGTGAACTCTTTGACGTCCTCTCGCTCTCAATGGGCGCACGCCGCTCGCCGCTCTTCGTGGCGATCACGACCGCAGGACCGCGCACAGACTCCACTGGCTCTGACTCCATCGCTTACACGCTCTACCAGTTGGCTCGTCGCCGCATTGCTGGAGAGAACGACGACCCAACTCTTGGGATGGCGTGGTGGGAAGCCGCTGACGACGCCTACCTTGACGAGACGAAGTGGAGCGAAGCCAACCCTGGGCTGCTCAGCGAGCCTGCAATCCTGTCGCTTGATGACCTGCTCTCAGCCAAGAAGCGCACGCCAGAGGCAGAGTTCAGGACGAAGCGCCTCAACCAATGGGTGAGCAGTGCGACCGCATTCTTGCCGACTGGGACGTGGGACGCCTGCAAGGATGATCAGATTGCGCTCAACAAGGAGGACGAGATTGTCCTCGGCTTTGACGGCTCGTTCAGCAACGACTCCACTGCCATCGTCGCGTGCCGCGTGGCGGACAAAGCGTTCTTCGTCCTCGGACACTGGGAGCGACCGCTCGATGCTGAACTCGCCTGGCGTGTGCCGGTGGAGGAGGTTGAGGCCAAGATGCTTGATATCTGCAAGTCGCACAACGTCCGAGAGATCGTCTGCGACCCATTCAGGTGGCAGCGCTCGATGGAGGCGTGGCAGCAGATGGGCCTGCCTGTGGTCGAGTTCCCTCAGACGCCTTCGCGGATGGTTCCAGCCACAGCTGCGTTCTACGATGCCGTAGTCAACGGCAGAGTGAAGCACGACGGCGATCCGAGTCTGGCACGACACGCAGGCAATGCCACGCCGTACTATTCACGCAACGGCTTGATGGTGAAGAAAGAATCCAAGACCAGCCTGAAGCGCATTGACCTTCTGGTCGCTGCGCTAATGGCACACAGCCGAGCGGGTACACTAGGCAACGCACCAGCGCCGAAGCCGAAGGCTGAGGTCAAGTGGATTGAGTTGTAGGGAGACGAATGGGAATCCTTGATCGCGTCCTCGGACGCCAACAGCCACAAGAGGAACGATTCATCGGCGGTCAGTGGTTAGCGCAAGAAGCATCATCAAGTGCGGCTGGCGTCCTTGTCACACAAGAGAACGCCACCAGCATTGGTGCGGTCTACGCCGCAGTGAAGCTTTATGCCGACACGATCGCTGGACTTCCGTGGGACACCTACATCCGCATTGACGGAACGCGCCGACCATACCGTCCGCGTCCGCGATGGATGGACACGCCGATTCCGAACAACCCGAACTTCACATCCTTTGAGTTCAAGCACCGCGTCGTGACTTCGCTGCTGCTAGACGGCAACGCCTTCATCCTTTGCCTGCGCGACTCATCCGACAATGTGATTGAGACCCGCGTCCTTGATCCGCAGAAGGTGGAGATCAGGAGCGGTCAGTTTGGTGAGCCGGTTTACTACATTGAGACAACCGAAGGCGCAATCACGCTGACAAGCGCAGAGATCATTCACATCCCGCTGTTCGCCACTGGCGAGCATCATCGCGGGCTGTCACCAATCGAGCATCACAAGGTGACGCTCGGACTTGCAAGCGCGACGCAAATCTTCAGCGCAAAGTTCTACGAGAACAATGCAAGCGTCGGCGGTCTGATCAAGGTGCCAGGCGAGTTGACGCAGGATCAGGCAGAGGCACTTCGCACTGGCTTCGGTCGCCGACACGGTGGTGTGGACAAGGCGTGGCGAGTGGCCGTGCTAACTGGCGGCGCAGACTATCTACAGCTCGGCGCAAAG